TCTGGAAAAGACTCGGCTCGACGCCGACCAGATCGAGATTAACTGGCAGACGGACAGTGTGGTCGAGGCATCCGTCCCGATGCTGAGCGTGAAAGCATGACCTACAACACTCAGGAAATTTCGGCAGCTGCCGGCCAGCCCATCGAGCTTTACCGCTTTGTGCTCAGCCAGCAAGTGTGGACGGTGACCAGCGCCCGGGAGGCCATCACTTATCAGGTCGAGAGTTATGTACCCGCTGTGATCCGACGCTCAGCCGTCGAGCAGTCGCCGGAGTTTGCCCGGAACGGCATCGACCTCGAGTGCGCCCGCGATTTCGCCGTGGCACAACTCTTCGCGGCGGCGCGGCCCAATGGCGTGGTGTCGATCACCCTGTTTCGGAACCATCTCGGTGACTCCGAGTACATCACCTGGTGGAAGGGGCGTGTCGCCTCTGTCGTTTTCAGCGGCAGTACCGCGAAGATCCGTTGTGAATCGATCTTCACGGCCTTGAAGCGGCCAGGTTTGCGCGCGCACTACCAGACCGGTTGCCGCCATGCACTGTTCGATCCGGGCTGCGGGATGAACAACCAGGCGTACAAACTCGCCGGTACGGTGGGGTCGTTCACTGGCTTGAATGTGACCTCCAGTACGTTTCTCTCGCAGGCGTCTTCATGGCTTACCGGGGGCTATCTTCGGGTCGCCGGTGTGCCGCGCATGATTACCAATCACTCCGGGGACACCATCACGCTATCTGCTGTGCTGCCGGGACTTGTCGTGGGAGCGTCCTTCGAGGCGTTTGCCGGCTGTGACCGGACGTTCGCCACCTGCCAGAGCAAGTTCGGCAACAGTCTCAACTTCGGCGGGTTTCCGTGGATTCCGGTCAAGAACCCGTTCGCCGGGGATTCCATTGTCTGAGGACTGAGTCATGTGGGCACAAATTCTCGTCTGGGTCATCACGACCGTCATCGGCGCACTGCTCACCCCTCGACCGCCGAAACCGGCGGCCGCCACGCCAGGCAACCTCGATGTACCCGTGGCGGAATCCGGGAAACCCATTCCAGTGCTGTTCGGCACGCGCGTCATTCGTCAGGCCAACGTGGTCTGGTATGGCGACGTCAAAACCACCGAGATTCGCCAATCGTCGGGTAGCGGAGGCAAGAAATGATCGTGACACATGACGACGCCAAAGCCTTCGGCTATTGCAACGCAGGTCTGCGCAAGTGGTTCCCGCGTGAGGGCGTCACCTTTGATGATTTTCGGCAGCAAGGTGTGACGACCGACTGGTTGCGGGCCACGGACGATGCGATGGCAAGCCGGCTGGCAGATGCTGTTGAACACCAGCGCGCGCAGCAACAGGAGACTGCGTAAATGGGTGGCGGTGGTAAAGGCGGTGGCGGTTCATCCACCTATGTCGTCGGGCATCGCTATTACGCCGGCCTCCATCTGGCGCTGTGCCACGGGCCGGTGGATGCGGTGACGCGCATCATCGTCGGCGAGCGGACGGCTTGGAGTGGCAGCATCACGTCCTCGCAGACGATTTACATCAACGCGCCCGAACTCTTTGGCGGGGAGAATCGCGAGGGCGGCGTGCAAGGCTACGTCGAGGTCAAGATGGGTGGGCCGACAGAAACCGTGTCTGGCTACCTTCAGCAAAAACTCGGCGCCATCATTCCCGCTTTCCGGGGTGTGGTGTCAATCATTGCACAGCAATGCCTTCTGTCGGCCATGAATCCCTACGTCAAACCGTGGAGCGTGGAAGCACGGCGCATCCCCGCACCGGCGGCCCTGGGCGGCGGGAACATCAACGGGGACGCCAACCCGGCGCACATCATCTACGAGTGCCTGAACAACGCCGCGTGGGGTTTGGGCTATGCGGCGAGCGAAATTGACTCGACCAGTTTTCAGACGGCGGCCAATACGATGTCCTCGGAACAATACGGCCTGTCGATCTTGTGGGATCGCGAACAACCCTTGGAGGAATTCATCGCCGAGGTGCTACGCCACATCGACGGTACGCTCTATGTGCATCCCCGCACCGGAAAGTTCGTTCTGAAACTCGCCCGCGCGGACTACACGGTTTCCAGCCTATTGGTCCTCGATGCGTCGAACATCCTAGAACTGGAGAGTTTCTCGCGACCGGCAGAGTCCGAACTGGTCAATCAGATCACCGTGCGCTACCGCGACCGGTCCACCGACAAGGATGCCGCCATCACGGTGCATGATCTGGCGGCGCTGGAACTCGCCGGTGGTGTCGTGTCATCGGCTACGGTCGACTACCCCGGCATCGCTAATGGCAGCTTGGCTTCTCGGGTCGCACTGGGCGATCTCAAACAACTCTCGGTGCCGCTGGCGAAGGCCACGCTGATTGCCAACCGCCAGGCATCCAACCTCAATATCGGCGAGGTGTTCAAGCTCACTTGGACAGAACTGGGCATCGCGCAATTGGTGATGCGGGTGGTGCGTGTGTCCTACGGCACACTGACCGACGGCCGGGTGCGAATCGAGTGCGTGGAAGATATTTTCGGCCTACCGTCGGCCTCCTACGTTTCCCCGACGCCGACGTCGTGGGTATCGCCGCTGACATCGCCGGCACCGGTGCCGTATCGACGACTGGGTGAAGCGCCGTGGTGGACGGTCGTCAAACGAGTGGTAGGCGAATCTCAGACTGCCAGGGACGAACTGGATCCGCAGGGTGGCTTGCTGATCGCCTGCGCCAGTCGCCCCTCTGGCGATTCGCTCAACGTCAAACTGCTGACTCGCCAGGGTAGTGCCGCCTACGCCGAGGTAGAGACGATGGGTTTTACGCCCAACGCAACGGTAACCAATGCCATCGATGAGCAGGCAACGGTACTCACCATCGGCAATGGCCAAGACCTCGACGTGGTGAAACTCGACACCTATGCGTATCTCGACAACGAGATCGTAGCGGTCAAGGCGGTCAACCTGGTGGCCAGCACAGTCACGGTGGATCGGGGCGTACTTGATACGGTGCCGGCACCGCATCTGGCCGCTGCGCGCATCTGGTTCGCCGATGCGCTGGAGGCGCTTATCACAGAGCAATACCTGTCTGGCGAATCGCTACAGGTCAAGATGCTGCCCGCGACTGGCCTTGGGCGTCTCGCGGAGTCCGCTGCGCCAGCGGACAGCTACACCTTTGCGGGTCGAATGATCCGCCCCTATCCACCGGGCAACGTCAAAGTGAATAACGTGATGTGGCCGACGGTGGTTCTTGGCCAGATTGCTCTCACGTGGGCACACCGTGACCGGATGCAGCAGACGGTCTATCTGGTGACGCAGCCGGAGGGCAACATCGGCCCGGAGGCCGGCACCACCTACACGGTACGCGTCTACAACGAGAACAACGCGCTTCAAAAGACTGTCACGGGCATCTCGACGACAGCCTGGAGTTACCTCGCCACTGATGAAGCGACGGACAGCGGACTGGGCCGCATCAACGGCAAGTTCAAGATTGAAATCGAAGCCGTGCGCGCCGGCTACACCAGTTGGCAGAAGCAGACCCGCAGCGTCGACCGCGCAGGCTACGGGTTGAACTATGGCAAATACTATGGAGGCACCTGATGGCAAGCATTGATCCTAATCTCGGACTCACCTACGGCTGGACGCTGGGTGAGTCGGGCTGGAACACCAGCATGGACGCCAACTTGAAGCGGCTCGGCGCGGTCATCGGGCTCTCGGTCAAGGATCGCGATCTGACCACGCCCCCGGCCAGTCCAGTCGATGGCGACCGCTACATCGTCCCCGCTGCCGCCACTGGCGTCTGGGTAGGCAAGACCAACCAGATCGCCGTCCGTGTGGCAAGTGCCTGGGAGTATTACGTCCCCAAAGTAGGCTGGCTCTGCTTTATCGAAGACGAAGCGGTGCTATCCGCCTACAAGGTTGCGGGATGGAGTGCTGGCGTCGCGATCTGAACTGAAAACTTTGCAACCACCGAACCCGCCCTTGAGGCGGGTTTCGCATTTCTGGAGGACTGAAAACATGAGCGAAGCACAAATCGAGCGGCGAAAGATGGTGACGTTGCCGCATGAAGAATTCGAGGAAATTCTGGAGCGCGCCGCCGAGCGTGGTGCCCGGCATGCCCTGTCGGAAGTCGGGCTCGATGGTCCGGATGCCGCCCGCGATATCCATGAGCTGCGCGGGCTTCTGGACGCCTTCACCGAGGCCAAGAAAACCGCCGGCCTGACCATTGTGAAAATGCTGGTCACGGGCATGGTGATGGCGCTGCTTGCCGGCGCATTCGTGAAACTCAAACTGTTCGGAGGTGCGCAATGATCGAGACACTGCTCGGTGGCTTACTCGGTGGCGCGTTTCGCCTCGCGCCGGAAATCCTCAAATGGCTGGATCGCAATGGCGAGCGCAGTCACGAACTCTCCATGCAAGACAAAGCGCTGGAGTTTGAAAAGTTGCGCGGTGCGCAGCGAATGTCCGAAATCGGCGCGAGTGCCGACGCGGCCTGGAACACCGGAGCCATCGAGGTTCTGCGGGAGGCAGTAGCGGCACAGGGGCAACGTTCCGGCGTGCGCTGGGCAGATGCCTTGTCGATCAGCGTCCGACCCGTGATCACCTACTGGTTCATGGCCTTGTACTGCGCCGCCAAGACGGCGGCGTTCGTGGCTGCCGTGAACGCCGGCGCTGGGTGGGGTACGGCGGTCTTGCACGCATGGACGGAAGCTGATCAGGCGCTGTGGGCCGGGGTGCTGAATTTCTGGTTCCTTGGGCGGGTGTTTGACCGGGTGCGGTCGTGATTGATGTGCCGCAGGCGGCAATCGATCTGGCGAAACAGTTTGAAGGATTCCATCGGATACCGAACTTCGATCCGGAGCGGCGAGCACATCCATACATCTGCCCGGCCGGGTACTGGACGATTGGCTATGGCCATCTCTGTAATCCGAAGCACCCGCCGATCAGCGAGGCCGATGCCGAGGTTTATCTGGCGCGCGACCTGCAATCGTCACTCGCCAGCACGTTGCGCTACTGCCCCGCGCTGGCCACT